ACCCTTCAACAACTCGACGACCACCGCTCGTAGCCGTGGTGACCGGTCGACCGCGTGCTCCTTCGGCCGGGACCGGCCGGCCGCCGCGCTCTGGTCGGCGGCCGCTGCCCGGTATCCGGCCCGACCGCCGTGCCGGGCGACGTCACGAGAGACCACCGACGGGTTCCAGCCGATCAACCGGGCGATGTCCTTGTACTCCAGACCTTCGGCCAGCCCTCGGGAGATCTCCTCCCGATCGACCAAAGTCAACATTCTCCGCACGGCAGGCATCCTGTCCCACCGAACCCGTCAAGATCAAATGCTACGACTGCCTGAACTCGCCGAGCACTGCACCCGAAAGGGAAAGCGTTTTCCATCGAGATTGGAGAAGGATGAAGTCCAGTAGGCGTTTGCGTCACCGAGCACTGGCTGTTACGGCAGTCGGTTTTCTTGCTGTAGCGGGTATGGCTCAGCCGGCGGCAGCGACTGGCCCCGATTCGGCTGGTCAATTTGTGTCGGCTGCAGAGGCTGAGCCTGGGATTGCGCCAGCGGGCTCCGACGAGACTGCGGTGTACCTCGACAGTGAAGGTCAAGTCATTTCCGTCGCGGGTCCAAACGTAGACTCGGATGCGGCGCTGATCGGTTGCACCCCTGTTAGCGGGTACGATAATCCGCACCGATCCAGCACAGGGGTGGCGGTGTCGGCCCATGGATGGTGGAACAAGGGTAACTGCGACGGCGACCTCGCTGACGTGTTCAACTGCCTTTACGAGTGGTACACGGACAACACCTGGCGACAGAAGGACTGCTCGGAAAAGAAGAGGCTCAAGCCCGGTGGCGGAAGTAGCTACCGTACGGTCGCGCGCGAAGACTGTGACACCACTACCCTGACGTCCTGGCGCAACCATGTGGATGTCGACGTAGTCGGCGAAATCGACACCGGCGAGAAGCCGTATCGGCAAGCCTCCGTCGCTTGCCGCGTAGACTAGCACCTTGTAAGCGCATGACAGCTGCGGAGCGACCAGGGAGGACCACCTAATGTCAGAGCCCACCGTCGCTGCGCAGCCAGACATGGTGCCCGGGTCCCGCTCAGGCGCGGGCACCATGTTCGCCGCCTTGTACGGTGAACTAACCTCACATCCCTGGCATGACCCAGAACACGACGCCTACCTACTGTTTTACCAGCGGTCGGAAGCCATGGGCTGGCTCGACGACAGTCGAATTCCCACGCCAGAGCGCCCGCTTGGGCTCTGGGGTATGAATGACGCCGGGTGGGAAGACCCCCGTAACACAGGGACAGGACTGGTCTCGTGGTTCCAGGTCGAGGTTAACCCGGTGGCCGGTGATCGCCCCCTGCCAGTGCAGCCATTCCTGCGATGCGCGCAGGACGCAACCATGCGAGCCGGCACGCTAGACCTATCCGCCGTGCAGGTTCTCCTACCAGTCCAGGGTCTCGACCCCGCGCTACGTCCGCGAAACGCGACGGTCCCGGCCATACAAACCGCACAGTGGTTCCACAACTGCGACCCTCGAACACGGACCGCAGTGCGGGTCAGCATCAACAGCGGCCGGGATTCTCACATCCCGGCCGTCGCGCCGCAGCTCATCGATTTCCTTGCCCGCCTGGACCAGGAAGTGTTCGTCTGCCAGTCCCATAAGGTCGCCTCTCACGACGATGCCCCGCCGCCACCGTTTGACGACAGTTTCTGGAACGGTCCACCCCTAAACGGCTTAGTGCTGCACGGCAGGATCGTTGAATGGTCGTGTGACGCCATCGGCTGGCTGGCCGCAGTCATCGCCGATTCCGCCGCCCACCTTGGCGTACGCTCGCCAGTACTGTTCACCATCACGCGATCCCCCCAGTCCAGGTGACCAAACCGACGGCTACCACTGGTTACACCGAAGAGGTAGCCGCCCTGCCAGCAAGGGCGCAATCAACCCATGATCAGCCTCGCCGGCCACCACTACGGCACCGCCACGCAGATCGCCCACGCCCTCGGCCCCGACATCACCGCCGCCCGCGTGCGTGACTGGGCCCGCCGCTCCCGCCGGACCGGTGACAGGCTGCACGGACTCCTACCCGCCCACCACCTACCCGGGCAAGGACGCGGCACCACCTGGTACCGCTACGACCAGGCCGCCCACGTGGAGATGCTCACCCGCACCACCGGCCGGGGCCGCACGCGTGTCGAGTTGACGGCAGCCGCCTAACCGAGCGATCATGTTTTCACACATCCACGCATAGGCGGAGTGTGCCCAAAGCCCGGTAGGACGCGTTAGCGCCACCGGGCTGTTGCGTGTCCAGGACCGGACGCGACCACAGGGGTGCGGGCAGGTCACAGGCTGGGATGGCCTGCCCGCACACCACACACCAGTACAGGGGGCGGTCGTGACGTATCCGGCGAGTCTCGGTACCCGCACCATCGCCGGTGTCATCCTCACCGCCGACGGCAACCCGGCTGCCGGCACGATCCGGTTGACCCGGGCCATCCCCCTGCAAGGCCCCGCCGACGACACCACCATCCAACCCGGTGCGCACACCGCCACACTTGACGCCGCCGGCGCCTACAGCCTGACCGTGCCCGTCTCCGACGATGGTGACTGGTCGCCGTCCGGGTGGGCGTACACACTCGACGTAGACACCACCGCCTGGCGGTACCGGGCGGACATCGCTATCCCCGCCGGCCCGCCCGCGAGCCTCGCCGACCTGGCGCCGACGACCACCACGGCACCGGACCCGGCGAGTACCTACGTCACCAAAGCCTCGGTCGGAGCCGCCACCGGCCCGGCTGGGCCCCTCGACGGCAGCGCCCTGCTACCCGCCGGGCAGGTGCCTGACCTGTCCGGCACCTACACGCCGCGGGCCTACGTAGGCGCGTCCACCGCACTCGCCGCCCCGCTGCTGTCGGTGCGTTTCAGCGACGTGCCCGGTGGCAGCGCCGTCAACCTCGCCGAGGCGCACATCACCATCGGCGGTGAAACCAAGCTCGCCGCGTGGCTCAACGAGGCCCTGCGTTACCGGGCCGAGCAGCTGACGGGCGGGTTCGGCTACGACCACCTCATCACCCTCATCGGCTCCTACGCTACGGCTACTGGGGTGCTGATCAGGTTCGAGCGCCGCGACGGCGCCGACCAGCGTGTCACCACCGGCGGTATCGACCAGGACGGGCGGATCCAAACCAGCCTGTACACGTGGCAGGCCATCACCGCCGTCGACCCTGACACGACCGGCCGGTACGCCGAGGACACCAGTACCGGCGTCGCGCCCCTGGCCGTGCGCCAGGAAAGCGACGACCGGACCTGGCTACGCGGCAGGATCGCCGTCACCACCGGCACCAGCTCGGGGCATGTCGTGGCCGCCCTGCCCACCGGCCACGCACCCACCCACAGTCAGCTGCTGTCGGTGTCCACCACCGGTGGTATCGCCGCCCCCTGCGAGATCATGACTACCGGTGGCATCGTGGTACGCCGCACCCAGGCCGGCGCGTTCTCCCTGAGCTTTGACGGTCTCAGCTACGTGCGGTGACTGCTTCTGCGGCGCGTGCCCGGTACCACGGAGGTAGCTCATGGTGGACCCACGCCAATCACGCCGGCCATGGCAGCGTGCGCGCATAGCAACCTTCGGGGCATGGGGCACCGACTGTCACTGGTGCGGACACCCAGAGGCCCACGAGGTAGACCACATAACCAGGCTAAGCGACGGAGGGTCACCGTATGATGTGGCCAACCTTCGCCCATCGCACGGCAGTAACAGCCCGTGCCCAGTCTGCGTGAGTCCCACTACAGGGCGTGCGCGATGCTGCAACCAGGAGCGCAACCGAAGGCCAGTGGTTGAGAGACAACCACTTAGCATTGACCCGAGCTGCATTTGAGCAGGTCATAGGTTTGCAAGCCAAGATTTTTTGAGCAGGGGCAAGCGGAACACCCGCCGCCCTGTTCCATATTTGTGTGCGGGCGTGAATAAGCCCAAGCCGCCCGTTACTCACAGTGGCTTGTGACTCAGGGTGAGGGGTGACGATGAGTGTTCGTGATGCCCTTGAGGCGGACCTTGGCGAGATGCCGCCGGCGGTGCGGGACAGCGCCTTGGCCGCGGTCGCCCGCCGGCTGGCCGACGTCTTAGACGAGGGATGCGGCGCCCGGGACGCGGCCTCGGTGGCGAAGGAGATCCGGGCCGCCCTGGCTGATCTGCGCACGATGGCCGACGCGGTGCCGGAGGAGGCTGACCCGATCGATGTACTCAGCCGGCGCCGTGTTGTTCGGATCGCAGACGCCCCGGTTTCGGACCGTGCCGCAGGGGGCGGGCGGTAGCTGGGGGCCGGAGGCCGTCGACCTGGCGGCCACTGTCGGTGTCCGGCTCGATGAGGGCCAGGCCGCGGTCATCCACGACGGGCTCGCTCAGGGCGCCGACGGCAGGTGGCTCGCCAGCGAGATCGTCGATATCGAGCCGCGACAGAACGGCAAAGGTGTTGATCTTGAGGTGCGGGCCCTGGCTGGGTTGCTGCTGGTCAAGGAGCCGCTGATTGTCTGGACGGCGCACGAGTTCAAGACCGCGCATCAGGGTTTCATGCGGATGCGTGGGTATTTCGACAACTTCGATCACCTGCGCAAGCGGGTGCGCACGATCCGGTCGTCGACCCATTCGACGGAGATCATTCTCAGGACTGGGCAGACCCTGGCGTTCCTGGCCCGGTCCGGCGGTTCGGGTCGGGGGTTTGCTGGCGTGAGTCCGCTGTTCCTCGACGAGGCGTTCGCGTTGACGGCCGAGCAGGTGGCGGCGATCATGTACGCCACGAGCGCCGCCGCGGACCCACAGGTGTGGTACATGAGTAGCGCGCCGCTCGCTGGCTCCGAGGTGCTGCGCGAGACGTGTAAGCGCGGCCGGCGCGGCGCCCGCGGCCTGGTCTACTACGAGTGGTCGGCGTCGGGGCGCTACGACGACCTGTTCAAGCTGGTCGAGGCCAACAAAACGCTGTCGGACGAGGCCGAGGACACCGGCGAGGGCCGGGATCTGCGCCGCAGCCTGTTCGAGTGCGTCGCCGAGGCCAACCGCGCGTTCAAAACTAGGATCTCCGAGGCGTCGATCTTGCGCGAGGTCCGCGCTACCGGCGTCGAGCAGTTTCTGCGCGAACGCCTCGGCGTCTACAGCTCGCTGGAGACCGGCGCGGCGATCGAGCAGGCGACCTGGCAGCAGCTCGCCGACCCGGAGTCGCGGCGTGACGGTGACGTGGCCATCGCGGTCGACATCGCCCCGGAGCGGGACTGGGCGGCCATCGGGCTGTACGGGCATCGCGTTGACGGCCTCGGGCATCTGCAGCTGGTCTACTACGGTCCGGTCGCTGGGCTCGTCGACAAGATCGCCGAGTTCCGGTCGGTGCTTGACCCGGTCGCGGTCGGAATGGCCCGGGGTACCCACGCCTCTGTGCGAGAGGACCTGCGGGCCCGGGGTATCGAACGGCCCGAGGACCGTGACGAGGACAAGGAGCCTCGCCGCGGCGATCTGGTGGTGCTTGGTGGCGCCGACATGGCCGCCGCGTGTGGGCAGATGCTCGACGCGACCCGGCAGGCCGACCTGCGGTACGTGCCGGCCGCCCAGCTCGACGCTGCGGTGGCGACGGCGAGGACCCGGCGCACCGGCGATGCGGTTGCGTGGGCGCGGCAGGACCGGGCGGTCGACATCACCGGTCTGGTCGCGGTCACCGAGGCCCGATGGGCGTACTACGCCCGCGTCGACGTGATCGCCAGCGAGGGGCGGGACCCGGTGGGGGTCTGGTGAAGGGGGAACCGGTGACGGTGCTGACGGCTGTGCTGCGTCCTCGTTGGGACGCCGTGATGGGATGGGTCGCCGCCGCAGCTGGCACGGCCGTCCGGCTGGTCGGTCGGAGCCTGCCCGGCGTGGCCGGGCCGCTGCTCGTGGCCGGCGGCCTGTGGATGGTCTATCGGCCGCTCGGTGTCATCTTCGCTGGGGCTGTGTTGTGGGCCCTGGATCGGCGGGTCTGATGGGAATCTGGTTCCGTCAGACCGAGCGCCGCCTCAATGGCTTCTCGATCACGTCCTGGGCGTCCACCGCGCCTGTGTCGCCGGCCGCCGGCGCCCGTAACTCGCTGGCCGCGCTGACCGCCTCATCTGAGGTGAGCTTGCAGACAGTGGCCATGTGGTCGGCTGCCGACCTGATCTGTTCGCTCGTCTCCGAGCTGCCGATCGACGTGCTGCGCGGGTCCGGGGCCGGCAGGAAGATCCTTGCGGTGCCGTCGTACCTGCAGGACCCAGGTGGCGAGGGGTACGGCGTTGAGGACTGGATCTCGCAGCTACTCATGTCGTGGGTGCTGCGCGGCAACATCAACGGGCGGGTCCTCGGCTGGTCGCGGGACTCCGACAGCGCCTGGCCGACGCAGATCCAGCTGCTGCACCCGGACTCGGTGGCCGGCTGGTACGACGAGGACGGCCGTCCGGTGTGGCGTGTGGCCGGCGGCGACATCCCGCCCGGGCAAATGTGGCATCGCCGGGTGCACACCGTGCCTGGCCGGCTGATGGGCCTGTCGCCGGTGCAGCAGCAGGCCGCCACGCTCGGTCTCACGCTCAGCGCTACCCGCTTCGGCCTCGACTGGTTTGCCGAGGGCGCCCACCCGTCGGCGGTGATGCAGTCGAAGTCCCGCAACCTTGGCCCCGATGGCGCGACGACCGCGAAGCAGCGGTTCATGGCGGCGATCCGCGGCCGTGAACCCGTGGTGATCGATGGGGACTGGCAATACACGCCGATCCAGATCAACCCCGAGGAGTCCCAGTTCCTGGAGACCAACAAGTTCTCGCAGGCCCAGGTCGCGCGGATCTTCGGCCCGGGGATGGCCGAGATCCTCGGCTACGAATCCGGCGGATCATTGACCTACTCCACTGTTGAGGGCCGCTCGCAGCACCTGTTGGTGTACGCGCTGAACAAGTGGATGCGCCGGGTCGAGCGTGTGCTCAGCTCGATGCTGCCGCGTGGTCAATGTGCTCGGCTCAATCGCTCCGCCCTGCTGGAGCCGACCGTGCTTGACCGGTGGCGCGTCTACCGGATTCAGCTCGCCACCGGAGCGCGGGCGATCAACGAGGTGCGCGACGACGAGGACTGGACGCCCGTGCCATGGGGCGACCAGCCGGCCGTGTCGATGCCCACTCAACAGCCGGCCGATACCGACCCGAACGAACCGATGGGAGACCCCAGTGCGAAGTAAGGCTGAGCGGGCTACCCGCGGCGGCACCGAACACCGCGCGTACCCGGTGCGACTGGAGGTCCGGGCGGCTGGATCCGAGCAGGCCAGAATCGAGGGCTACGCGTCGGTCACCGAGGCTCCGTACGAGATGTACGACTTCCTCGGTAGCTACACCGAGGTGGTCCGCGGCGGCGCGTTCGCCAAGACCCTGGCGGAGAATCCTCAGGTTCAGCTGCTACTCAACCACGGCGGCCTGTCCATGGCCTACACCCGAGCCGGGACGCTGCGCCTGTCGGAGGATTCTACCGGCCTACACATCGCCGCTGATGTCAACACCACCCGGTCTGACGTGCGCGACATGGTCTCGGCGCTCGCCGACGGCAACGTCGACGAGATGTCGTTCGCGTTCCGCGTGCCGGCCGGCAAGAGCCAGTGGTCCCCGGACTACGACCAGCGCGACATCGTCGAGGTGGACATCCACCGCGGCGACGTGTCCGTGGTCAACTTCGGCGCGAACCCGGCCACGACCGCGGCGGTGCGCGCCCAGGACCTCGATCAGATGGACGAGGCCGCCGCCCGCGAGCTGTATGAGCGGCTCGGCCGCAGGCTCGCACCCCAGCCTCAGCCCAGCCGTGCGCTGGAGCTGTTCGCGGCCGAGATCGCGCTTCTCGGCTGATCTGCCCGCACGACAAGCCGGACCCCGAGCCGGAGCCACATGAGGCCACCACTCGGAGGCACCACTCGCGTGACGCGGGCGCGACCCATTCAACAAACAACCGAAAGGGGCCTCCATGTTGGAGTACCTTCGCGTGCAGCTTGTCCAGCTGCGCGAGCGGCGGGCCGCGCTGCGTGCCGAGCTCGACGGCGTCATCAGCGGCGCCCGGTCGGCAAGCCGCGACCTGACCGACGACGAGAAGGCTCGCCTCGCCGCGGGAACCGAGCAGCTGCGCAAGCTCAACGGTGACGAGGACGGCCTGAATAGCCAGATCCGCGAGGCGGAGGAGACCGAACACCGCGAGCAGGTCGCGGCGGGCGCCCGCGCCGAGTCCGGGCAGGTGGGCGAGCGTCGCACCGGCGGCGCCGTGGTCACCAGTGAGCCGCAGGTGTACGGCAACGGCTCCGGAAACTCCTACTTCCACGACCTGGCCAAGGCGCAACTGCGCGCCGACTCCGACGCCGCGGCACGCCTGCAGCGGCACGCCGCCGAACTCCGGGTCGAACTGCCCGCCCGGGAGCGGCGCCGCGAGGAGCGCGCCCAGCGGGAGATGGACGGCATGGGCACGGCTGAGCGCTGGCACGAGGAGCAGCGCAGCCACGTGTTCGAAAAGCGGGTCAACCCGAACCGGACCGACGGCCAGGGCGGCTACTTCGTGCCGCCGCTGTGGCTGATCGACCAGTACATCGACCTGCCGCGGTTCGGCCGGCCGATCGCCAACGCCGTGCGCAACATGGCCCTTCCGGGCGGCACCGATTCGGTTAACCTGCCGAAGGTCGCCACCGGCACGTCAACCGGCGCGCAGACCGCCGATGGTGCCCCGGTGACCAGCACCGACATGACCGATACCAGCGTGTCCGCGACCGTGTACACGGTCGCCGGCCAGCAGGACGCGTCCATGCAGCTACTCGACCAATCCCCGGCGCCGGGCTTCGACGCGATCATCTTTGCCGACCTGCTCGCCGACCTCGCGGTTCGGCAGGACGTGTACGTGATCAACGGCTCCGGGACTGCCGGGCAGCCGACCGGCATCCTGAACGTCAGCTCGCCGAACGCGATCACCTACACGGACGCGTCGCCGACGCTGCCGGAGATGTACGTGCCGTGGGTCCAGTCGGTCTCCCAGATCTTCACCAACCGCAAGCGGCCCGCCACAGCCACGTTTGCGTTGCCGAAGATCTGGTACTGGGCGACTGCCGGTCTCGATACCACGGGCCGGCCGTTGATCCAGCCGTCGCAAGACGCGCCGTTCAACCCCATGGCCTTGCAAACCGGCGAAATCGCTGAGGGCCCGGTCGGCAAGCTGACCGTCGGCACACCAGTGATCCTCGACGGCAACATCCCGGAGAACCTCGGCGCCGGCACCGACGAAACGCGGATCATCACGCTACGCACCTCCGACCTGTACCTGTGGGAGGGCGCGATCCAGACCCGTGTCCTAACCGAGGTGCTGTCGGGGACGCTGCAGGTCCGCTTCCAGGTGTACCGGTACGCGGCGTTCATGGGCAACCGGCTACCGAAGGCGATCTCGATCGTCTCGGGCACCGGCATGATCCCGACCTCCGGCTACTGACCGGCGGCATGATCATGTCTCACGATCTCATCGCGGAACTGCAGGCGTACCGGGACGAGCGGTCCCGGTACGCCCGGGATGGCCGCGCCGAGCGGGCCGCGGCAGCCAGCGCAGAACTTGCGCGCGTGGCCGCGGCGATCAGCGTCGAGGCCGACAAGCTCGACGCCAAGGCCGCCGGCCACGCCGACAACGGCCAGGACGTGCTCGCCGCCCAGGCCCGGACCGCCGCGAAAAGGCTACGCGCCACGGTCGCCGAGGTGGGCGAACTGGAGAACACCGCCGGCAGGAAGCGCTCCACCCGACGATGAACTACGTCGACCTCGCCACGCTGAAGGCCCACCTCGTCGTCACCACCACCTCAACCGACGACCTCCTCAACCAGGCAATCCACACCGCCTCGCGGTGGATCGACCGGCACTGCGGCCGACGCTTCCACACCGACGCCGGCACCACCGCAACCCGCGTCGTGCCGCTACAACACCGCGTCATCGGCGACCCCCACCCCGGGCAGTCACAACTGCTCGTCGACGACATCGCCACCACCACCGGGCTGACCGTCGAACTCGGTAGAGCCCCGGCGACCTGGACCACCTACACCAGCTGGTACGCCGACGACCCCAAACCGGGCTGGCCCGTGACCGTCCTACGGGGCACCTGGTCAGGCACCCACACCCGGATCACTGCCGTGTGGGGGTGGCCGGCGGTGCCCGACGAAGTCACCCAAGCCGCGCTCCTGCAAGCAGCACGGCTGCACCAACGCCGGTCCAGCCCCGAGGGCATCGCCGGATCCGCCGACTGGGGGTCGATGCGGGTGACCCGCATCGATCCGGACGTTCACGCCCTGCTCTCCCCGTTCGTCCTGCCCGCATTCGCATAGGAGCAGCCGGTGAACCTCACCGACGTGATGCGCGACATCGCCGCCCGACTCGCCACCATCGACGAGTCATGGTCGGTCTACCCGTACCCGCCAGGCACCGTGTCGGCGCCGGCCGCGGTGGTCTCCTACCCCGACACCTACACCTACGACGCCACCTACGGCCGCGGCAGCGACGAGCTGACCCTCACCGTCGCCCTGGTCGCCGGCCGCGTCCACGACGAATCCACCCGCGACCAGCTATCCACCTGGCTCGCCGGCACCGGCGACACCTCAGTCAAGGCCGGTCTCGAAGCAGACGAGGGCACCTACACCGCGTTCGACTCCATCCACGTCACATCCGTGGAGTTCGACAGCGCCACCATCGGCAGTAACACCCACATGGTCGCGCTAGTTGAGGTCCGGATCGCAGGCCAAGGCGGACAGTAAAAGGAACAAAGATATGGCCCGTGTACACAGCAAACACACCTACGTATCACTCGGCGGAAGCGACCTGTCGCAGTACCTGAATGATTCGGACTGGACGCGGACGACGGATGTCCGCAAACTCACCACCTACGGCAGCGACAACGAGGTTTATGCCGGCGGTCTGGGCGACGGGTCAACCGACCTGTCCGGTAGGTACGACAACACCGCCGTCACCGGACCCCGGGCCGTTATCGAGCCGCTGATCGGCACTAATGCCGTTTTCGTGTATCGCCCCGAGGGCACCGGCACCGGCCTGCCGGAGCGCAGCGTGGACGTCGTTGTCGGCGAGTACAAAGAGACACATCCGGTAGCCGACTGGGTTATGTGGACGTGCAAGCTGCAGCATTCCGGCGACGTCACCCACTCCACCCAGGCATAAGGAGGATCCCATGGACACCGAACAGATGGTAGATAAAGAGGCCCTACTGACGCCGCGTCTGAACGAGGTGGCGGACGTGCCGATTCCCGGCGTGGGAACGGTGCGGGTACGCACTCTGAGCCGCGCGGAGGTGATCGGGCTGCGCAAGGCCACCGACGACGCGCATCTGGACGGCCCCCGCGTGCTGACCCTAGAAAGAAAGATACTGGCAGCCGCGATGGTGGACCCTGTGCTGACCGAGGCCGAGGTAGGCCGATGGCAGAAGACCTCTCCGGCCGGAGAAATGGACGAAATCGTCTATAAAGTGCAGGAGATGGCCGGGATGCTCGAGACATCGCCAAAGGAGGCGATGTCCACCTTTCGAGACGAGTCGGGAGACTGAGTTCGAGTTCTTTCTCGCGCAGCAGTTGGGCCGTACTGTCGCCGAGCTGCGCGAGCAGATGAGCAACTACGAGTTTGTGCAATGGGGTGTTTACTACGCCCGCAAAGCGCAGCGGCAAGAGCTGGAACGGCTGAAAGCGGAAGGGACTAGGTGAATGATCGACCCGATCAAAATCGACGGACTCGCGGCGTTCACCCGCAGCCTCCGCAAACTCAATGCCGACCTGCCGAAAACCCTGCGGGTGGGCCTGAACGACGCCGCCGCCCTGGTGGTGGACTGGGCGCGTCCTCGGGTGCCGCGCCGGTCCGGACGGGCAGCTCGGTCGCTGCGGGTTGCCTCAACCGGCCGGGCGGTCCGGGTACGCGCTGGCGGCAAACGGGCGCCGTACTGGCCGTGGCTGGACTTCGGCGGACGGGTCGGTCGTGGCCGGTCGGTATCGCGGCCGTATCGCAAGCAGGGCCGCTACCTGTGGGCCGGCTACAGCGCCAAGAGTAACGAGGTACGGCGGATCACCGAACGGGCGCTACTGGACGCGGCTCGGTCGGCTGGGGTGGAGGTCGACTAATGGCCGGCAACACCGTAACTATGACGTTCGCCGGGGATTCGACGCAGCTCGAATCCGCATTCGATCGGGTTGGTTCCGCCGCCCGGTCAATGGACCGCGATGTTCGTGCGTCGGCTGATGGTTTCGACCGCGTTGGCCAGGCCGCCGATGACGTCGACACCCGCGCAATGGGTTTCCGAGACACCCTGACGGGTGTTCAGGACGGCATGGAGGGCGTGCGCGTTGCCCAGGATGGCATCGGGTTCGAGGCCCTACTGTTGATGGGTTTCGCCATCGGCGACCTAGCCTCCGGCCTGTACAACTTCCTGATTCCAGCGATGAAATCCGGTGTGCGCTGGCTACGGGCAACGCGGGTCGGAACCCTAGCCGCCGCAGCGGCGCAAAAGGTTGCCGCGTTTGGGTCGAAAGTGTGGGCGGGGGCGCAGTGGCTACTCAACGCCGCTTTGACCGCGAACCCGATCGGATTAGTGGTTGTCGCAATCGGAGCCCTAGTCGCCGCCGTGGTGTTGATCGCCACCAAGACAACCTGGTTCCAGGACCTGTGGCGGGGGGTGTGGGGGCGTATCGGTGGGCCGGTAACGGCGGCGTGGAACGGGATAAGACGCGTCACCGCCCGCGTATTCGACTGGTATCTCAGCCTACCCGGCAAGATCGGCAGAGCGTTCTCCCGTATCGGTGACCTGATTTCCGCCCCGTTCCGGGCCGGGTTCAACGCCGTTTCGCGGGCGTGGAATGCCACGGTTGGTCGGCTGTCGTGGTCGTTGCCGGGCGTCGGCAGTATCAGCGCGCCGAGGCTGCCGACGTTCCACACCGGTGGCACCGTGCCCGGGTCGCCTGGCGAGCAGGTGCCGATCCTCGCTCTGGCGGGCGAGGAGGTGAGACCGCCGGGCCGGGCCGGCGGCAGCCTCACCATTCGCGTCGAGGCGGGGGCCGGAGCGCCCATGGAGCGGGCGTTCGCCGACATGTTTCTCGGCCTGATCCGGACCGGGGTGATTCGGCTTGTGGCTGATCAGGGCCGGGTACGGCCAGCGTGATGGGGAGGAGTGCTCATGGCGTTTCCCGCCGATCCGCTGGATGCAAGGGTGGAGCTTGATGTGGGTGGTTGGACGGACGTCACCAGTGATGTCCTGACCGGCCACGGTCAGGTTGTGATCAGCCGTGGGCGGATGTCGGAGGGGTCCGAGGCGGCGCCGACGCAGGTGTCACTGTCGATCCGTAACCCGGACGGCCGGTACAGCCCGCGGAACCCGACCGGCCCGTACTACGGCCTACTCGGACGGAATACGCCGTTGCGGGTGCGGGTGGGGCCGCCGTTACAGGCCGCGAGTTTTCGTGGCCTGACCCCCGGGGCGGGGAACCTGTCCACGCCGGATCATGCGTCGCTGCGGATCGTCGGGGATCTGGACGTGCGGTTCGACTGCCTCGCCGACTGGTTCACCGGTGCCTCAATGGACTTGGGCGGCCGGTACAACACCAGTGGCGACAACCGGTCGTGGACCGCCCTGGTGGGCAGTGACGGGCGGTTGACCATCACGTGGTCGCCTGACGGCACCTTCGGCGCCCGCCGGGCGCTGTCGGCATCCGTCGCGGTGAGCCCGCCGTCACACGGCCGGTTGGCTGTGCGGATCACCCTCGATGTCGACAACGGCGCAGGCGGCGTCACCGCCCGGTTCTACCAGGCGGCGAGTCTGGCGGGCCCGTGGACCCAGGTGGGCGGTGATGTCGTCGACGCCGGGACGTCGTCGATCTTCGCGGGCACCGGGTCGCTGGAGCTTGGTCACGTGCCGGGGATCATGGCCGGTCCGCTTGCCGGCGACCTGGTCGCCGCCCAGGTTCGTGACGGTATCGACGGGCCGGTCGTCGCCGCGCCTGACCTCAATACCGTGCCCGACCTGACCGTGGACACCTTCACCGATTCTGCGGGCCGCGTGTGGACGGCCGGGTCGACTGTTGACCTGGTTGACCGGTCCGCGCGGGCGGTCGTGGAGGTGTCCAGCTGGCCGCCGCGGTGGGATCTGTCCGGCACCGACGTGTGGGTGCCGGTGCAGGGTGCCGGGGTGCTACGCCGCCTGACTCAGGGCGCGGCGTCGCTGCGGTCGCCGGTCTACCGCACGTTCATCACCTACGCGCCGGCGGCGTACCTGCCGCTGGAGGACGGGTCGGACGCCACGCGGCCCGCCAGCGCCGCCGACGGCATCACCCACGGCACCAGCCAGGACGTGACCTTCGGCGTCGCCTCCGGCGCCGCGTTCGGTGGCACCGCCGCCGCCGCGCGAATGACCACCACCACGGCGTCGATATCGACGCCCGTGCGGGCCGGCACCGACGCATCCGGGCACTGGTCGGTCGGGTTCTACATGCGCCTGGCCGCGCAGCCGAGCGGCGGCGACCAGCTGGTGATGCGGGTCCGCGTCGCCGGCGGGTCGGTCGCCCGCTACGAGCTGTCGGTGACCAGCGGCACGTACTGGTGGAGGGCCTACGACGCTGCCGGCGTCCTGGTCGGCGACCGTAACGTCTTGTATGGCACCGGCGCCGACCCGACCGGATGGGTGGCGTTCGCCCTGGACGTGCAATCGGATCCGGCCGGTACCCGCTGGGCGGGTGTGTGGCACGGCGTCGGCGACACCAATTTCTGGGCGACCGTGGCGGGCGGGGAGACCTTGGCCGGTCCGATCGGCGCGGTCACCTCGGTGGAGCTGCTCGGCAACGATTACACCAACGGCGCACTCTTTGGGCATCTGATTGTCACCCCGATCGAGTTGCCGTTCGTGCGCGACACGTTCCGGATCGTGTCGACCGGCTACACCGGTGAGCGCGCCGGGGAGCGGATCCGCCGCCTGACCGCCGAAGCGGGCGTAGCCCTCGAGGTGGTCGGCGACACCAGCCAAACCGAACTGTGCGGCCCGCAACGGGCGGCGCCGCTGGCCGAGCTGCTCGAGGCCGCGGCCCGCGTCGACGGCGGGATCCTGGCCGAGTCCCGGTCACTGCTCGGGCTGTCCTACCGGACCCGACGCAGCCTCTACAACCAAACAGCCCTGCCGATCAGCTACACGGACGGACACATCAGCGCACCATTCGAGCCCGTCGACGACGACAACGGGCTCGTCAACGACGTGACCGTGACCCGCCCCGGCGGCAGCTCGGCGCGAGCAACCGCCACCAGCGGCCCCCTGTCCACCGCGGCGCCGCCGCTCGGAGTCGGCACCTACGCCACGTCGATCCAGCTCGACGTGCACGACGACGGGCAGCTCCCCGACCAAGCGGGCTGGCGGCTGCACCTGGGCACCGTCGACGAGGCCCGATACCCCCACACCCGCCTCGACCTGGCCGCGCCCGGCTACGACAGCGACCTCGCCGCGGCCGTTGCCGCCGTCGACGACGGCGACGTCCTGGCGCTGTCTGACCTGCCGCCGTGGCTACCGCCCGGTCCTACCGCGGTGATGGTGCAGGGCGGCACCGAGGTACTCGACACCTACCAGTGGGACATCACCGTCACCGCCACCCCCGCCTCACCGTGGGACGTTGCCGTCGTCGACGGCCCGCAACGCGTCGGCGCGGACGGGTCCACCATCGCGGCCGTGGACGCTGTCGCGCTGACGATGACGATGACCTCGACCGCCGAAAACGGCGCCTGGACAACGGATTCCGCGGATTTCCCCCTGGACCTACGCATCGGCGGTGGGGAGCGCGTCACCGCCACCGGCATCACCGGCACCGGACTCACCCAAACCGTGACCCTGTCCGCGCGGGCCGTCAACGGCGTGAGCCGGTCCTGGCCGGACGGCACGGAGGTGCAGGTCTGGGACCCGGCGGTGGTGCCCCTATGAGGAGGACAGGATGACGCACTGGCAATCCGGCATGTACATCACCCCGGCCCGACTGGGCGAGCGGGAGTCCGGCGAAGTAGCCGTGTCGTTCACGGACCTGACCACCCACACGCAGACCGTCACATTCGCGGCACCATTCGCCGCGCCACCGCACGTGTCAACGCAAATCGTCTCCGGCAGCGGTGCCGCCGCCCGCTGGGAGTCCAGGCCCATCAACATCACCGCCAGCGGGTTCACGTTGTTCTTGTACCGCGGGGACGGCTCCGTTTCACCCAGCACCTGGGCCGACGTGCCCGTGCAGTGGATCGCCGTCCTCTGACCAACCCACACCCGACACCAGGGAGACACCTATGCCCACCAATCCCCATCCGGTCCCGGACGAGCGCCCGGAGCAGCACATCGGGGCGCAGATCCCCGACCCATGGTCCGACCCCGCCCAGACCGACTGGCCAGCAGCGGAGGTGAACATCGATGACATGGACCGTGGTACCGAACCTGAATGAGGCCCGCGATCAGCTCAACAAGCGGTTCCCCGGGCGGGACACCAGGTCGGACGGGTCGATCGGCGACACCGCCCACCAGCGGTACCCGTCGTCACACAACCCGGACCGCACCGGCCGACCCGAGTACCGCGACGGCGACGCCGTGGATGAGGTACGCGCCCGGGACTTCGACGCCGACCTGAACGACCCGCACGGGGTCACCATGGAACAGGTCGTACAGCTGTGGGTGACACTGGCCCGTTCCGGCGTGCTGTGGTGGGTGCGGTACATCATCTTCAACCGCCGCATCTGGCACCGCCGCCACGGCTTCGCCACACACACCTACACCGGCTCGAACCGGCACACCGGCCACTGTCATGTGACGTCGGAGTTCACCCAGGCTGCGGACACGGTACGGGGGACGGACTGGCGACTCGACCAGCTCGGCACGCCGGCACCGGCACCGCCACGGCCGGCGCCCGGCCCACCGGTGGCGTTCCCGCTGCCGGCCGGGCACTACTTCGGCCCACGCCGGGACGGGAACAGGTCGGTGTCCGGCTACTACCGGCGCCG